AATAAGCAATCCCATGTCAGCGCACTAGTTAATATGTTGTGTGGTAGTGATTTATAATCTAAAACTTACGAAATTAATAGAATTAACCTCCTCATTGTTTTTCCATAATGAGTAAATACTTGCGTTTTCATCTAAAAATTTAACAATGTCATCAGCATAACCCTGTGCTGTCTGTATGTAACCTACCGCAATCCTTTCTTTTTCTTTAGACGATTCAAAATTTTGCTGCGGATTATTAGTATACTGAATTGCTCCATAGCCAGATAAAAATAAATCACCCTCCCTTGCTGCAATAGCCAACCACCAGTAACATAGAGCCGGTTTCAATCCATAGAACATTATCGTTTCGTTATTGTAAGTATACGTTTTGCCGTCAAGCAATTCTTTATATATCCCCGATATTCTTGTATCGCTCATAAAAGCATAATATAAAGCATCACCGAAAAGCCCTCTTAAATTAGTACGCTGAGCTTCCATTACAAAAGTATTAAACCTGGTCACGTCAAATTTAGGATCAACTCTACGATAACCCTGTACGTCTGTTATTGTTATTAAACTTATTTCGGCCATTGTTGTTGAGGTTGCGATGCGATTTTTGGTGCACCTATTATTTGCGTAGAAATCTCTTTACTAAATCCAAATATTTCAGTGAGTATTACAATAGCACTTTCACGCGTTGTTAACCCTTGAGAAACTGATGTCTGTATAGCAATTATTCCGTCTACACCCCCTACCGTACCTCTTAAATTCGCTTGTGCAGTTTCGCGTGTTTCTATTGATTTTTGCTGTATTTCTTCAGGAGTGAGCTGTTCTTTATTTGAAATATATTTTTTAGAACGTATTTGTAATCCTGAAAAATCTGACCAAATACTTACTTTTAAAATCTTTTGAAGTTCCTTTTCAACCTCTTTGCGATCTGTTTCCGTTGCAGCATTGTAGTAATTAAATGCATCAGCAAATGATTCCTCATTAAACATCCCCGATGTAGCAACTCCATTTAAAATAGGAGGCTGTTTGAACGCTGCATATATATTAAACTTCGCTGTTTCAATCTGATTTTTATGAAGTCCGTCAATATTATTTCTAGAAATAGGGGTAAACCATTTCCAATTCGTTAAATTTTCTGAAGGCATTACACCAACAACCCTCACCCCACCGGCAGCAGCTGATCCAGTGTCTTTTTTTAATTCTTCTTTTATCTCGAGAATTTCGTCTTTATCGCTCAAATTTTTAGGATAAGCAGCTATCCCGGACAATGAATAATCATTTTGAATTGAACTTAAAGAATAAAGCTTTGCTTCTGCCTCAAATTGAGCATCGTCAATAACACTATCCCATCCGGTTACCGTGTACCAATCATTTAAATTTGCTATCCAATAATATATTTGCCCTTTATAATTTTCTATGCCTTCTTTCAGAATTTCTGAAAGTACATTTGAAGGATTAAAAGGATTATATTCAATCTCTTCATTTCTTCTATTTCTGCGTGCCCAATCCGGATTAACTACTAATCGTTTTAGGTCCTTTGACCACCGTACAAATTCAAAATTTATAGGTGTTATTTCAGTTATTTGACCAAATAAATTAAAATTAAAATGTAAAGCATAACCGGCAAACATTGACTTAGAAAATGATATATGTCTTAAAATGTCCCATAAAGTTTGCCTATCCCGATTAACTATCGTATCCATCCCTGAAAATCCATCACCCGAAATAAACTCCGATTGTTTTCCTATTGCGCTCATTGTAGTGCCTGAACGTTGCGCAATGCTTTTTATTTTATTTGGGTATAAATTATCATTATCATAAGGTATTATTCTATCAGCAGGAAATTTTGTATTAACATATAAACGTTCAACAAAAAGGGTTCTCTGTATAGAATTAATAGCGACCTTCAAGTCGCTATTTTTTAGAGCTTCTTCACGTGCCCTCAGTGTCGATCCGTTATTTAGATTGCTCATTTTCCAAAATAATATAAATCACTTTTTGATTCTTCAATGATTTTTTCAATTGATGCAGGGACCGGAATCCCTTCAACAAGTTTTACAATCTCGTTACCTATTGCAGCATTAACAGTCCTAACAGGCTTTTTACCTGTACATGCTTTTAATTCTTTTTCGATTTGAAGAAGTTCTTTTTTAGATTCGATAGTGAGTTTCGCCCCTGAAAGTTCCATGAATTTTAAAGAAGTATAAGTGTTATATTTTGCTTCCCTTTCTTGCTCGCTTAGTTTTTTCGTTACCACATTTTCTTCTAAGGGTGCTACCTCCTGAGGTTTCATATGCAATATGGGTTCCTGATTCGGTTCCTGTCTCAGTTGCTGACTCGGTCGTAGATTCGGTGGTTTTCTGTACTGTTTGTTCTTGCTCATAATATTCATTTTTTGATTTAAACAAAGCTATTAATTTTTCGCGTAAAGGCAAAGGCAAAGAGTTTATTTCAACTCTTTTGCCTTTGTGATATATTAATGAGCTCATTATACAGTCTCTAAAGTAGTAATATCAAAAGTGTCTGCGATAATATGAGGAGGGGCAATTTCAGGAGGATCACTTTCAGGAGTCTTAATTACAAATTGAATTGTAGCACCCGTGTCCGGATCGCCAGGATTTTCCTGGTAATCAGAAATCCTTAAACCTACATTGCGTCCGTACATCAGCGATTTTCCGTTTGCAAGAGGAACTATAGCCACAACTTTTTGAAATCTCATTTTAGCTATATTTTCCCGGCTCAGTTGTGACACGTCTAACGCCCTTATATCAAGAGTATGATCAAACCCGTCAATTGCCGTTACCGCCCTATAAGGGGAAGAAGGGACAATATGTACCGATCCCTTTGCACTGTCAAATCGATAAGCATACGTTGCAGTATCGAGGGTGATAGTATCAATTTCGTGAGATGTCGGATCCTCTGTAATTGCTCCAGCGTCCAAATCTTCTTTATTTATAAGCAAAACATAATTTCCGATGCCTGCTTGTTCGAGGTTTGCGCAATCAAATGCGCTCCCGCGATCTATTTTACATGCCATAATTTTAGAATTTATAAATGAATCGCTGGTTAGTAAAGTAACATGTATCCCCTGAACTGCCAACTTTTTTTAATCTATAATATACATATTCGGGATTAACTACAGTAAATCTATGATTGACTGCCGCACTTCCTGTGATGTCGATAGTATCGACAGGGAACCATATTGTCCCTTTATTATTTCCTTCGAAATACACAGTAGCCGTATCATGCGAGCTTGTGAACTGAAAAGTACCTATCCCTCTGTACAGAAGGATAGGACTTGCACAAGTAGCATATTTTGTTTCAACTCCATGAGTCGAATCTGCTGTAAAACTCTGATTAATTGATTGTGTAAAACAATTAACAGAAATAAACGCTAAAAAAATAAATAATAGTCTCATTATTTATAAATTAATTTAACGTTTGTAAAAATAACAGAATCACCTGAAGCAGTTGTTGCTTTTAGTCTGTAGTACAAATAAGGCGGATCAGTAACATATAAAAATGTAGTTCCGTCGGTAGTTGTATTTGCTAAAGTTGCCGTACCGGTTTGATCTACAACAGCCGAAAAATCGCTTACCATAGAGGCCTGGAGCCTTAAAATAGTACAGGAATCTTTTTTGTCTGTTTTTGTAAAAACATAACCCAGAACACCGTTATAAGTCGTAATAGGCTTTGCATAAGAAAAATAAATAGAACCAGAAATACAGGTATCATCCGTAAATGATTTTTCAATCCTCTGAGCATTTACAGTGATTCCTAGAATCACTAATAAACTTATTACTAATAATTTTTTCATTATGCAGGTGTATAAAGTAAAAGATCAGGTGCATATCTGTAGTTTGCGTCTACTTTAAAATCAAGGCGTAAAAACCAGTTACGGCCATTAGGCGCAACCTTATCAACAACAACAGCTTCTTCAGCAGGATCAACCCAAACGCCCATGCAAAGATTCGAGCTCTCGTCATTTGTGACACGCGCTCCGATGATGTGATGCCTGGGCATGCCCTGAAAATGCTTGATTTTATTTGTGTTGTACATAGTCTCCATGCTCATGCCGAAAACGCCAGTGAAGGCTTGTTTCAGAGCAGTATTACCTGACTGCATAGTTTTCCAATCTGTTGTATTTACATGCAGAACAAAATTGGGATCGTCTAACATGTGATCAGGAATTGCAGCCCAACAGGCGGCAAGAATGTCCATGAAATTTGCTGCTGTAATATTCCCTGCCGGAGTCGGTTTGATTACATTAGCATCAAGAATTGCCCGGGTTACAATCCCATTAAATTTATTTAAAGGATCGTTTGCTGCTAAAAGAATATCACCTTGCCAGAAAAGTCTTGCAATTTGCCTTCCAATTCCGTTTTTATAAAGATCAAGAATTGCATTAAGCAATTTTGCATTAAGCTCCAGGTTAGTAAAATCACCTGCCGATTTAACCATTTCCCAAATATCATGAAAAGTTGTCGGTAAAAAAGTTTCATAAACGGTCATTGGGCGGGGGCTTAATGTTCTCTCTGCCCATGAAGTTGTGGCTGTATTGCCGGCCGGTACATCAGCCTGATAATCGCCGATTGGATCGGCTGTCTGACTTAAAATTGGGAGAGATTTCATCGTTGAAATTTCAGGATAAACCTTTACAGCTCCCTTTTCAGCGACTTCATTGCCAACACCGATAGCGAGGTAGATGTTCTCAAGAACTTCCCCGTTATAATTCGTATTCGTTAATGTTAGTGCCATTTCGTTTTATGCTTTACGTTTCTTTTCAATTTCATCATAGATGCCCTGGGTGACTTGCTGTACTTTTGAAAATACAGAAAGTTGAGGACCTTCTTTTTGTCCAATATCTTTTCCCTTTGATGGGATGTGAGTGCTGGAAATTTTAGCCATATCAGCTTTAATCTTGTTAATTTCAGCGTTTACCTTATCGACTTCCTCAGTAATGATTTTTCCAACTGCGGCAACAATAGCTTCAGTCTCTTCTTTTGCCATTTCAGGCACAGCAGATTCTGACACTGCCGTAATTACGCCACCTGCAACGGTTATCTTACGACCATCAGCAAGCTCAAATTCACCATCTTCTAACGTGGCGGCCCCTACTGGAGCAATTTCTACGCCTGTTGCCGGAACATCTGCATTGATTAGCATCTGCTTACCGTCCTTAAGCGCAAGAACGTTCACAATCGGAACGTCCTTTTTTTCTTTTCCAAAAATTTTCATTTTGTCTTTTAATTTAATTAATAATTGATCATTTATCTTGCCTTGCACATCGTGTATTAATGCAGATGCTGCAATTTTATAATCCGAAGGTTTAATTTTATCGACAAAGCCATATTTTAGTGCTTCATCAGAAGACATCCAGTCTGCTTGTTTCATGATTGCCCGTATATCTTCATCTTTCATCCCAGTTTTTTCACTATAAATTTTGATCATCAAAGCATCATTCTTAGCTAAATCAGCTGCCATTTTTTGAAGATCATAAACATTTCCTGTAACAGAAGTCCATCCGTTATGTACAAGAAAAAGTGCATTGTCATTCATCATGATTTCATCGCAGGCCATCGCTATTATAGTCCCAGCACTTGCTGTGAGTCCAATAATGTCCGCAATTGTTTTCCCTGAATGTTCTTTTATAAGATTGAAAATAGTAAGAGATTCTCCAAGATCACCCCCTAAAGTTGCTATTTTAAAAGTAATATCCTGATTTTTATTTGCGTTTAAAAATGTACGAACTCCGTCAACAGTAATGCCACCGTCAACACCTACCTCGTTAAACATTTCAAATATTTTCATCTTGTAAAGTAACAACATAAAAAAAACTTATCAATTAAATTAATAAGCTAACTGTCGTGACTGCAGTATAATTATCTTACAAGATCATTAAAAATAGTTCGTTCACTTACTGAAAAAATAGTACATAAAGCATTTACAACATCAGAAGTATTGCGACAATTTTCTAATCCCGTTGCTAATAAATGTAATTCAATAGCAGCTTTCTTATTATCTTTTAAAGCAAGCTGACAAAATCTTGCCCGGGCATTTATGTATTTTTCTCTTTTCAAATTACACCTGCCTCTTTTGTCTTATTATAATTCGTCATACCAGTTTCAATATCCCCTACTTTTACAAAAATAGGAGTCCGCTGTATTGCTTCATCTATAGTCTTTTCGATGTTAACATCAACCTCACCTCCTTCTGCAAGATGAGTACTTTTTCGTGTCATAGACCTACCTCCAAAACTTTCATTAATCATACTAAGCGCCGCTATCTCTGCTGTAGCATCTTTTTTTAGTACAAACATACTTTCCCCTTTTTCCGCAACAAATCTACTCCCGTCATCGCCTGTAAATTTTGTACCTCCCTGCGCATGTGACTTACCTCCTATTATTCCACCTTTTGCAAAAACCTGGTCAGAAGTAAATTTCGGTTCCGGTTGACGGGCTATTGAAGCGATCTGAATACCTCCTAGCACAGCAGCCAGTGCAGCCATTAAAATTCCCGGCATTGGTAATCCTGATGCTAATCCTTTGATTACTGCTAACGCAGTAGCTATAGAAGCATCTATAAGAGCCTTTTTCTTATCGTCATGAAATTGTTTCTTTTTAAGCTCTACGAGTTTTTTATTGTATTTTGACTCAATAGCTTCCTTTTGCGCTTCGTTATTTCCAGCAAGCGCAAGTTCCGCCGCTTTAGACGCATTAAGATCGTTTAGTTCAGCTTCATGCCCTTGTATTATTAGATTAGTCAATCCCTGCGCTGCAAAGCCTATAGCCGCAAAGGCATCCTTTGCACTTTTAACACCCTTCCAATCGATAGTGGAAAATTTAGCAAAAGCATCTGACATGATAGTTACCCGCGCATCTGCCATGCCCTGGGTGCTTTCTATAATAGATTGCATGTCATCATATGCTCCCTGCCATGCTGTTGCCCTTTGTTGAGCAATATTTTCCTGATAAGCAGTCTCAATTTCCTGTAATCGTATTTTATGTTCATATTCCAACAATTCGATTTCTTCATAAAGCAATCCTTTTTTCTCAAGAGCTGTTTCAAGCTCTAAATCAGCAGAAGCAATCTGAGCGTCACGCTTATCTGCATAACTTTTTGCTTCGATTTCCATTTCTTTTGCTTTCCAGCCTGCAAGACGATTAATTGCCTTACCCCTGATTATTGCTTCTTCTTCCTGTTGTTTTTTAAATGCAGCCATTGCCTCTCCGGCAGCCTTACCCCTATCTTTTAACAAAGCAATTGCTTCTTCTTCCTCCTTCTTGATCTGTGTAATAGCCGATTGTCTTTGCCTCTCAAGTCCTCTCAGAGTGTCAGCATTTCTTTTTTGTACGTTAAATACTTCTGCATCAAGTTTTGCCTGCTCATCTAACGTCTCCTTAGTAGCGTTGTGCATCGCCATTTCCTGACGATGTATTGAGGCTTTTTGCTTTGCAATATTAATATCATCAGCAGCCATTCTCTTTTCAAGTTCTGCAGCTTCATCAATCATTTTCAATCTTTCTTCACCGGTATACTTATCTTTTTGAGCCGCCTTAGCCCTCAATTCTGCGACCATCATTTCTTCCTTAGCATCTTGAATAATTTCATTTCTTATTTTTTTATCCAATGCTGCTTTTTTATTTGATAAATCATTCATTTTTTCAAGTTCTGCGGAAGTTTCAGTGATTTGCTCTTTTACAAAATCAATAGCTTTACCCATCTTTCCGAAAGCGTCTGTTATTCCTGTTGTAGCCTGTATGCCGCCTTCAGCAAGTTCTTTAAATCCTTCCTTCCAATCCTTAGAAAAAATTTTAATAATAGCCTTTCCTATAACTCCGAAAGCGGTAAATCTATTAATTATCTGATCTTTTATAAGATTCCCTAAATCAATTAGTAATTCTTTAGGTTTGCTAAACGCCTCATATATCCATTTGCCGACTTTCTGAATCAAATCACCAACATTCCCGGCAATTACATGAAAAGCGGCCATGATTTTATTAAGTCTATTTTGTCCCTCTTCCGATCCTTTAAAATATGCCATAAGTGTTTTGAGCGCAACAGCAATTGCAGCAAGCACTAAGCCTATAGGGGTAGCAATAAAAGCAAGTCCTGCTTTTGTTATTCCCATTATGCCCTGTATAACCCCTCCAATAGGCCCTCCAATAGATTTAAGATTATTTCCTAACTGCATAAAAGCACCACCCGCCTTACCTGTATCTTTCTGAGCTCCCTTAAGAGCATCTTTCATATCAACGATTTTTTTGTTGTATTCCTGAAAATCTTTTTTGCCCTGTACAGTTGTTCTATTAAGCTTATCCCTTTCGATAGTCATTGTTTTAATAGCAGTTTTCAATTCATTAACACTTCCTTTTTCTGATGCTATTAATTGTATTGCACTTTTACGCTCTGTATTTGACACAGTCATTTTTTGTTTACTCTCTTCAACTGCTTTACTATATTCAGTCTGCGAAATTTTACCAGACTCAAGTTCACTTTTTAATCTTGCCTGCGCGACACGTTCACCCTCTACTGCAGCTGTTAAATTTTGCAGATTTTTTATACTTGCAATAACGTCATAATCTATCTGTACAATAACTACTTTATCTGCCATAGCCTAATAATTTAACTTTTGTAGCACGACCAGGAATAAAATTGCTTATCTCAATAACAAAAAAAGTAGTTTTGAAATAATCAATATAAATAAGCATGTTAGGGTTCCATTTTAAAAAATCTAATTTTGATATATTCAGTTCACATGAAATTGATCTGGTCCTGAAAAGAGAATTAAACAACTCAGTATAATATGCATTATTAACCCAACTAATTTGATCAAACTGCAACTTATCTACATTACAATAAAACAGTCTCATATTAATTTCCTGATCAGGAATACGAGTAGTGTCATTGTAAATTTGCACATGCGCAATAGTATTATTATTAACAACAACTTCTTTACTTGCCCCAAAATTCATTATGATATAATAAATTTCATCTGCCAGATTTTCATTGTCTATTTCAAAATAACTTTGTCCCAATTCTACACTTACAGTTTTATCATTAGTGTATTTTATATAATTTTTTTGTCCTAATTCAGCAAAATCAGATGTAATGTTTTCTGATCCTATAATAAATTTATCAGACCAATCAAGTGTATTTAACTTATTCATACTTGCAAACGATCCGAAAGACATTATTTTTTTATAATTGTCTATAACTTGATACTTATTACTAATTGTGCAAATCGTTTTAAATATATCTAAATAACTTATATCCGGTAGATTGTCATAAACTTTTATTTTATAATTTAAAAAAGGATTAGTTGATAAATCCTCATTATTTTCTGACAAAATAGTATAGATAAGTACATCTGAAAAAATGACACTGCCTGTGCCAACAAGCGTAAATGTAACAGTCATCCCGGTTGGTCCCTCATATATTTCTGTAGTCGTAAAATCTACAACCCCGTTTGTCGGCAATGAAATATTATTATCAATTATTTTAGTTCCTGTGTTGTCTACAGCATGTATAAGTAATTTTATATCTGCTGTAGTAGTAAACGTTCCCCGCACACGAAAATTGAATTTATGAACATCATGAATAGTTGTATTTGTAGCTGTTACTGAAGATACTTTAAAATCATAACTATTTAACCCTGTTAACGCAAGTGTGCCAGCAGAGTCATATGTCGCATTTATTGTTTTTTGATAAGAAGTAAAAAAGAAATCCTTGTGATTACTGCTAATAGCAAGATCAGGAAGCGTAGAAACAAGCGTATATCCTGAATTGATAACAGCTCGATTTAAAAGTGCTTGTAAATAAAACGCAGGACGACTGTATTTACAACGATCATCACCGGTTGTTTGATCTGTATTTATTGTAAAAGATTGCTGATGATAACAAGCCTTGCCCCAAAACCAACAATTATTTATGTCAATAGTATCCTGAGCATTAATAGCAGCTTCGGTTAATACCGTATCAAGATCATCCCAAATAATACTGTTTAATTTTACTTCTAATTTGTTAAACAAATCCCTGCTATCATCAACAACCTGAAAAGAAAACTCATTATTGCTCGATGAATCAAGGAATCCTTTACCTCTGAATATTTGATATACATCATTAATAACAACAGAGTAAACCTTTTCAAAACTTCGATTATTACTGCCAACGTTTTGTGGACTGTTGAATATTTGTCGATTTAAAATAGTGTCAGGAAGTTTAAATTTATTAGTAAAATCAATAAACCTGATTGACGGATTGTTTATATCAAATGACTTTTTAGTGATAGCTGGTATGCTGTCGCCTAACTCCGCTAATATTCCGTTTATCTTTACTTCCATACAACTAAATTTGACATTATCAACGTAAATTCAACCGAATATCTCAAATCCATTAAACGATATTTATAACTTTTTGATTCAGGAGCGTAACGCTCAGTACTGCCATTTTTCAATAATCGAGTTACATATTTATTTGAAAACATCTGACCTATAACGGTAAGATCATTTTTCGATAAATTATCAACTTTCAGCGTTACATTTCTTTGTTCACTGTCTATTAACGATTCAATACGTGTACTGCTTTCCTGATTAATTACATTATTTTTTATTTGTGTTTCGAATTCAGCATCATAAAACATATATAAGTAATCAGACCCATCTCTCCCGATCCACCTTATACAATACTCATATTCAGCATAGTTAGAATCCTGTAAACTTTTTGGCCGTATTACTTCAAATCTTTTCATTATGATTCAGCCCTGAAAATAATGTAAAAATCCATGTATGTATGTGCGTTCATCACTGTAGGAAATGAAGTAATATATACATTATTATCTTTTACATAACCTACATTAATAAATGAATCAGATGGAGGAAATCCACTACCTAATTTTCCATTAACCTGGAACGCAATTATACTTGTCCCTTGTCTATACCCCACCGGCAATGCAGCAACAAGCGATAATCCGGGACGTCCTATAGTTGTTACAGGTCGTAGATTAACACATTTAAAATGTACAATACCTGTATTGTCTTTAAAATAAGATAATTGATCGTGTGACTGATAATCTAATCCCCGTGTTGCATTTATCCATGCCTCACTTATTTTAATAGTTGCTACTGCATCTGCAACCCTATAAGAAACCATATCAGGAGTAGCAGCTTCAGTCTGTCCTGCATCATACAATCCTGCCAACCGGACAATGCCGTCCTGCGATTGTGTCGCTCGTGGTAAATAACCCGGAACACAGAATTTTGTAACATCAGCAAGTGCGTTATTCTCTGCCTGTGTTGCAATCTCCCCTATACCCATTTGTGCTGTTGTTGCTTGTATTATCGTCTCGAGTAATGCTAACGCCCTATACTGAGACCCTTTTCTTACAATCATATAAATCACATAAGCTTGAGAGCTGACAACAGGTTTAACGGGTGTTACATCAATTACAGTCACAAATGTTATTGCCTGCCCGGCATTTTTTGTTATAAATAACCATTTCGTTTCTCCATCTAGCAATCCGGAAACTGTTATATTTAAAGGGCCACCGGTTCTGGAAAGATTTATCCTGTCTTTCCCTGTAAAATCAACAGTAATATTAGTAGTGCTACTTGCTTGAGTTACGACAACATCTTCCCTGCAAACAACATTTTCTAAAATTTCGTTGTTGAGCATGTCATTCATAATATCATTTGTCACCGTAGGCACATCTTTTGTGACTATATTTGCTTTTGCTGTTACTCTATTTGACATATTATTATTTTTTTATTGTGTTCTAAAATCCGGATAATCAAAATCAGGAGTTGCAAAATCAGATACTCCCTCATAAACAAATGAAAATTCCACGTATTTTGTTGCCTCCTGAACCGCTGTATCCTTGTCCCAATCCCACATCAGAAATCCGTTATTACCATCATCAAGAGTACCAAGCGTTCCGGCCGCTATATTATTTTCGTTAATGTCTAATTCTTTATAAATTAACTTTACATCGTCTCCCAATTTTCCTCCTGAATGTGCAATTATAACAGACGCCGGATAACCTAGATAAATTTTAGGAAGATCAAATTGATTAAGAATCTCATTTTCCTTAGGTGTTTCAGTTGCATAAACTACTATGACAAGCTTTTCGTCAATCAAAGTATATGCCTCTGAACTTCCTGTATATACTTGTCTGTCTTGTATTTTAAATTCCTGCTTGCTTTCTGCAATATGTTTTTTTTCTATTACTCCTCTTTGCACATTTAAATCATTTACTATTGACACGTCAATAATAATGTCACCTGAAAAGGTGCCGTCAGATTGCAAATTAAAAGGTAAAATATTTATATCAGAATTTGAGGCATTAACACATTGAAATTCGACAAAGTAATTTTTAAAATAGTTAATGTAACCTCCCGTAGAGGTCTCAATGTAAGGAATATCAATAACAATATGATCTGATGTTATCTCAGTTATTGTCCCTATTGTGTCGTATGTATAATTTACTCCCTCGCTGTACAAATAGATAACATCACCTACAGACAGGTAACCCGTAAGATTCGATCCTATATTTATCTGCGTATTAGCATCCAGTCCGCTTTCTGTATCTGTCACAACTAAGTCTTCCCTTTTAAACACAAATTCAATAGGCAAAAATCCAGCAAATATTTTTTGCGCTACACCGCCAACTGGATTTGTTACAAGAGTTAAAGCCATGTAAGTACCTCCATTTTAATTTCACCAGGCAATTCTTTACATAACTCCTCAATCATTTCATCAATTAAAATGTCAAGTTCAATGCCTTTTGATCTATCTTTATATATTTCAGTCCCTTGTTCTGATATTTTTCTACCTACCAAAAAAGATACTGAATTTAATTCTCGTCCACCTACTCCCAACTTATCCCTTACCCAATTTCGAATATTATCAACAGGTGGAAATCTACCCGGGCCACGACCGTGATCGATATAATATATATAATCGTTTCCTAGCAATTTATTACTATTGACCTCTAACGAAGCAGAAGCAGAACCCGTATTATCAAGACTCTTTGCAGACATAACCTGCTGTATTCGTACTTTTAGATTCTGCAAATGCTTTTGTGTAATTATTTCATAAGGCATAATCTGCTGTATAAATTGTTGTATCTGCTGTCAATAAAGTAGTATCTGCTCTGAACACAGGTACAGTACTGATACCAGGTGTGTAATTAAAATGAGATAAAGTAGTCGGTGTAACTGTTTTCATCTCAACTTCAAAAGACATCTCCTTGTGCGGTTTTATTTTACTATCAATACACTTAACAGGTGTATGATAATACTTAAATGTGCCATCATAAAATTCTACGAGAAAACACCATCCATATATTGATGCTCTTAATTGATTAATAATATCTAAAGTCGCATCAAAAAAACCAAGCAAATAAAATTTAAGAGTGTAATCCATAACAATTTTGCCACTATCCGAAGATTTTATGTCGATTTCATATTCAGGAAGCATTTCAGAAATAATAGGAATAGTTGCGCCTATACTTGTTAATCCTGTTATTTCTTTCAAATCAAGACTATCCCAATACCAGAAATCTATTCCGTTATTTTCGTAAAGCGTTATATTTTTTACCCCTGCCTGATACATTAAAATTTAGCTATTGTGTAATAAAATCTTATCTCAAATTTTGTATTGTCACCTGTTAATGTTGTTTGAGAATGATGTTCACATTGAATCCATATAGGTTTATTAACACCGCCCTGGTAAGATGTCGTCCAGACAAATTGCGATTGCGCAGTGCTATATGTGTTAAATATTATATGCGTGCCATTCCACCCGATATCATCACATTCATATATTATTCCTATATCCTGCTGTGTCATTCCATCTTCTTTAAATGATCGTAAAAAGATATGACTTGGTTGATCATAATAACCTCCTGTCTTTTTCACAACGCAGCGAATCAGATACAAACCCTGAAAAAGCATAATTCCTTGAAGTTATCTGATAATTAGAACCTCCTATATCTATTATAACAGTATCAGTAAGATTGTCTGCTTTAAAAGTACATGAGCAACCGACCCCGGAAACATTCTTAGAATAACTTCCTGATTCTCCTACCTTGATAGGTTGAATAATTGTATCAGTAGTTACATCAGCAGCATTAATACTATCGTGCCAGGTATATGATTGCCCAAAAATTGTTGTCGGGATCAATACGAGTAAAAAAAATATCTTTTTCATAGTTTTAAAATTATAAGTCAAATTCAATATATTCAATATAGACGCTTAAGCTTCCTCCCGTCAGATCATCGACACTTCCAACAAACGTAAAATTTTCAACTATCCCGTTGTCATTAACATAAACAGGGTAAGTCTGTATTGTTTCATTCGTCAATTCCAACGCACCGGTTCCATCTGCTATGATAGATGCCCATGTCACTCCGCTTGATCCTTCATCAATAACTGTTACCGTTGTCGTCCCTGATGTTGAGCTTAACTGCGTTATCTCCCTTAACATAACAGATGTTACTATAATGTATTTGCCGTTTAATTTCTTATTTTGAAAATAAATTCCATCTGTATAATCCCAGTCAAATTTTGTAGTATGTCTTTCCAAATTATCAGCGCTGATGTCTCCGTGTATTTTGAGATCATAATTACCATATACGGCATCACCGACAACGGTAGAATCTTTTAACACAGTGAAATAATTATAATAACCTGAACTATCTGCTGATTCTACAATAAATCTTGAATTTGTAGGTGAATTGTTCCCAATAGAAATATATTTATTTGATCCAGTAACAAGTAAATTACCAGTCGTCAAATTGACAGATGAACTAATCGGTTGAATAGTGCTAATTTTTATTCCAGGAACAGTTAATTCACCGGTAGTACCATACCCTGACGGATCATATTTTATATTTACATCTCCATATATTGTGTCATTTTGAGAAGATAAAATCATATCATCTGTTGTCCATGCAGGTAATTTACTATATATCAAAGAATCAATAATATATTGATATACGCTATCCCGGTTATATGATCCTCCTTCAATATTTGTTCCCGCATGAAAAATTACAGAATCATTCATATGTATATTTGCGATCCTTCCGTTAATGCTATCAAGAGTGACGCGTTTTAATGTAAAATTAATTTGTCCGAAAGCCGAAGCACAACCAGCAATTAACATAAAACTAATTGCCACGATCCATAATATTTTATTTATATGCTTTTCCATCATCTATCATTTTTAGATTCATACCCAAAATCTCCAACTGTTAAACTTGTTATTGTAAAACCATCTGCGTCATGGGCCGTTACCTCAATACCCAATCCATTATAATCAAAAATAGTTGGCACAACATCAAAAAAAGTGGTAGAATAAGCAACTACCTGACCAGGCGCTCCCGTTGCGGCTACTGCCATATTTCTCCTGTAATCCAAATCTGAAATATTTCCGGAATTTGCGGCTACATCTATGTAAAGCTCATCAAAATTGTCATTGCATTTGTCAAACGCATCCCTTAATGGATCACCTGATCCATCATTTGCCGCTGTACCTATATTGATAGTCTGTTTTGCCATTACCTTGCAAATTTAAATTTTACTTCTACTGTGCCGTTAGCGTTAAGAGGATTACTAATCTTAACTGCAGGTACAGCAAAAACGTAAGGCTTTTCATATCCCGTGAAAGACTGCTCATAAGTAGTATCCGCATTAGTTATAACCATCTGGCTATCAGGTAAAAACGTAAATGGCATCGTACTTGATATACCATCAAATTCCTGAAAAGAATAAAGATGAGTTAATGTATTGATCTCATTATTACTCCCTCCGAAGGTTATAACAAACGAAGTATCAACATCTGCCACCACTGTAGCTGACCATGTCGCGCCTGATATGTCAACAACTGATCCATATAAGACCGTATCCTCAGACGATCCTACTAAGTCAATCACTAACGAAACTGAACATTTTTGTCCTGAAACTATCAAGGATAAAGTCACTAAAAATGCAAAAAATATATTTTTCATTATATTATTTTTTATGGTTCCGGAATTGTAGAACAAAAATCAACTACTATATTTTCATTTACCTTCATTTCAAGAATTACACCCGTTAGATTTGTGCTCCAAATATGAAAAGCTGGTGTAAGTCTATATTTCTGATTACCCGTAACAGGGATGATCTCAGGAAGCTGATAGATATTAACAGCTACCTTGTCGGCCATTACCTCCATGGCCTCTCTTATTATTTCGCTCTGAGCATCAGTATTATCGATACTGTCAAGATTTAAAAATGAAATTAACAACCTACTATCTTTCTGCACGTTAAGATTCTTCTTAATCTCAACATCTTTCGATAACTCATTATCAATAACAATTACTGGCAATTCAGTTGACTCAAGGTTAAATGATTGCACATTTGCGTTAAATTTTGATGATAGTATGTTTGTAGCGGAGGGATATAAAGTAGTAATGATTGTCTGTATTTTAGTTACTAAACTCATTTTTTAGACCTTTGTTTTGCCTTCAATTCATTGAAAGCCGATTCAAATTTACTTTTTTCTATATTCGAAAGCAACACTTTAAAACAAAAAGTATCATCACTTTCTAAAATAGTTTCGTAATCAACATTTAAAAAATCACAAAGAGTCTGTAATTCATAGTAATTTACATATTGATTTAATCTTTCTCCACCAGCTTGTTTCTTAAGAACAACATCTTTATCAATTCCGCTAGCCTCTCTAAACTTTTCCCCACGTAATTTTTGCCAGTTTGTAAAGTCCTGAAGAAAAAAAAACCAGCAGGTAGAATTAAAGAAAATGATTGTTTTAAATATTCATCCCTCAATTTATTGACATCATCAATATTATTGCTTTTTGCCTGCGAAACAGCAAGGGTGAAAACAAGCAACTCATAACCCGTCAAATTTGATGACTCAACCTGATGCCTCTGACCTACCGTCTGAATAGTGTTTTTATAATCAAAACCTTTCGGTCTTTTAATTTTTGTAATGTCAGGAACATTACCTATAGCTTTTTCAACTGTCTTTGAGGTCACAGCGAAAAAGGCATCGTTAAATTCTCTTTTCGTTTGCCAGGCAATGTATTTTACATAATCAAGATTATCAATTTTTGACATCTCAATAAATTCTTTTGTAGTAAGATCGTTTATTGCTTTAATCTTATACTTTTTTCCTGAAATGATGATTGGTATTTTCATCAATTTGGCCTTATTGATTTACGATAAAATCTGATTCCATAGCGCACGGGATCTATGACATGATTATTTTTATCTTCCGGTTCATTTAGATATTTGTTTGAAATATCATCGTAAACCCATTTATAATTTTTAAACTCCCTAATAGCATTTTTTGAATCTTTATGCACAAATATAAGAAATTCCTGCATCCTCTCTATTCCATCAATTACACTACCTTCTCCCTTAGATGCGCCAATCGTTGGTATTCCTGCCATTTCGAGCTCGAATTTTTTATCTTTTCTTGATGAATCACAAATCACAAAATTATTTTCAGGATTAACCTGTTGAATATATTTTATCAATTTGCTATTTAGAATTTGAGGTTGATAAATGTGCTCTTTAATATATATTCGATTATTTTCTCCATCAACATTTACCTCTAACAATGTTGTAGGATCGTTACCACCCCAATCGATTACCCATAATTTATATAATTCCACATCCTGAGGTAGATTATCATACTCTTGCCAATTGTTAAAAATAACACCTTCAAGTTGTCCCTCTAATCCTAATCCATATACCTGCCACCAATTCCACCAATAACCACGTTTTCCTGCACGATCTTCTTCATTCGCCTTTTTTCTTGCTTCTCTGAAATCATCGAGCTGTCCTTGTGTTAAGTTTTGTATGTTATCAAAAAAAGTAGAATGTATTTCAGTATAATCTTTGCGTTTATTAATTGCTTCTGTCTGTATCCAAAATTCTTCTGAAGGATTCCAATCAACAAAAATACATTCGCTGGTCCTTTGGATTAAATGATGACAAATAGAAAATGGCATCTTATTTCCTTCATTTATAAATAAAATATCTCTTTGAGCACCTAAAGCTTTCCCGGGACGATCAAATCCTACGAATTCAACAATTGATTTATTTATACGGTATATATATGGATGTTTTGTTCTTACCGTTTCAGGGATAATGCCTTCTCTGTTTAATATGTCTTCAAAATCCCGAATCGCTCCTCCTTCAAGATGAGGAAGAGAATGAGATACTGTTGTGATTATTCTTTGTTTTTTAGAAAATTCAGCAATTAATTTTATGATTTGTAATTCTGAATATGTTTTGCTTGAGCGGGTACCACCTTTATTGCCTATAATCCTTTTCCTTGCATTATAAATAGCTAACGTTTCATCAAAAACACGTGTCGTATTCATTCTTTTTCAAAATTATCAATCAATTTACCAATCTCTTTTTTAGCTTCTTCAGAATTAACAATTATTTCTTGCTTAATAATTTCTGTATTATTTTGATCAATATATTGCTGATCCTTCTCTCCTAGTTGCTTCATTCGCCAGATAGCTGCCGCAGATGTAAAAAATCCTCTTAATGCATTTCTATTAATTCTTTTTGTTATTGCATTTTGAATATTTTCTTTTACAGAGTTTAGAACTTGCTCTGTTTTAGATAGTTGATAAAATTGACAATATGGAATTCCTGTTTGAAAAATAGCGTCTTGCAAGCATAAGCACTCTTCATTTTCCTCTGCATATTTTAGAGCATCTTCAAAACGAGGAAGAGCATTCTCAAGAGTCCATTCCCGAGCATAATTATTTCCTTTAGCCGCTGCCATGTTGCAAATATACTACATTTTAATATTAATACCACACTCTTATACTACAAGGATAAAAAATATTATTATTATATAATAAAGGCTATGCGCAACGTATTGCATATCAATAAGATACATAACACAGTACCTTTTTAATCTTCCTCCCGGTTTTTATAGTCTATGCCGAGTTTTTTTATTATTTTTTTTATCCTTATTTTATTCAATAATGCTCCTATCATTGTTTCAAACAAATACTTATTTTTCCCGCATACAGCACATAAAATATATTTCCCATATATATTTTTTTTTAATAATGAATAATCATAAAATGAAGTATCATTACAATTATCGCAACTAAACATTATATAATTATGTCTTTTTTTCATTACTGAAATTCTTATAGTTTTTATGCCTCTTTTCCTTATCATTAATCACTTTTTTAAATTGATTAATTAAAAACGAAAACATTAAAGTAATCCCCACCTGACGGTTATTTTAAAGTTATCATTGTCTTTTGTTTTTAGTGTATATTAATAGAAACGTATAAAAATACATAATGTTACGATAAATATCAAATATTTATTGATGATATTTGTTACCGGTAAGTGATGATTTAAATCACCTTATAAGTTATTTTCAATTCTCCTGTCATATTTTTCATCAGGATCAGGAACGTATCTTTCATCTTGCCCGCATTCCGGGCAATCTTCTTCCTTTTCATCGTATGTAACTCCGCAATTTGCACATATGCGCCAATGATCAAAAGGATACTCATAGTTGCGTGTCATTGTAATTCTTCTATAGTTTTTTCGAGGTTTTTTATTATTTCTTTTTGTTGCAAAATAGTACTGATCATCTCATCTTCATGCTCTCTATACCACGTATCAAATTCTTGAGAAAATTGTTCAAAGGCAGGAATAAGAACGTTATCAATTTGATCAGCTTCATATAGTCCTGCATCAGTTAATTTTTCCGGCCATACTCCTTCTGCCGCAATCTCTCTTTTCCTGCGCGCTTCTCCTTTTAAAAAGTCTGTGAATTTGTTTAACATCATTGTTTTTTTAGTTAAATTATATAAACCTTTATTTTATTATTTTAATATATTAAATTTCAACGATCGTATTTTTATAGCGTATCCCTTGTTTTTTGATCTATCTCTTAAATTTGCCTATTAAGAATCGTATTTTAAGGCATTTTAAAGAGATGATTTAAATCACCGGTTAAGAATATTTTAAATCATCAATTTTTTATAAAGTATTTTCAATTTTAAGAAATAATATTCAATATCGGGATACTTCTTGACAAAATCAAGATAATTGTCATTAAAATTTTCGTAATCATAAATCCACCCTGCCTGACTTTTTATAGATCCTGGGCATTCTTTTTTACTCATATAATCACCCTTCACATATGCCCATTCCTGCGGAATATAACGCCAGGTT